ACCATTTACACCTTTTACATTTATATCTGGATTAGCTTTAGCATATTGTTCAAGAGATTGAAAGTCTATACCCATCTTCTGAGCAGCAGCTTTCATAATAGTCAATGTCTCAGCAGAAGATTTAGATATAGGCATTTCATCCTCTTGATAGAAGATACCTTTAGAGTTATCAATTTTTTTGAATGCCTCTTTATTTGGAATAGCTTTGCTGTCTTCTTCTGAAAAAAGTTTACCCTTAATATCAAAACGTTCTTGAGCATCTTTACTCCATTGATTATTTAAGTTGTTAAACTTATTATAATCAATAATGTTTAAAAATTTATCAATAGCACCCTTAGTTCTTAAGGATGCTTTTGTTGATGCTTCTGAAGTTCTAAACTTTCTCTTATCGTTACAACTCATGGTTTATTTATTAAAAAGGATTGCATGTATCATTGTTGTCTTCTTCTTCCCAAGATTCTTCTTGTTCTTCAATTACTGGTTGAGCTATTGGTTGATTACCAAACACTGATGCAATTTCTTCATCACTCACTTCACCTGATGCAATTTGTTTACCTTGAGCATCTGTTATTCTTTCAACTTTCTCAAAGTCATTGTCTAACACTGATGGTCTAATTTCATTATAAAACTCTTGAGCTCTGAATGAATCTCCCCAAGCATTGATTGCTTTGTATATGTATTTTTTATAAACAATAGGTCTTCCTTGTTTGTCAGTTTTTTCATCAATTTGCATTAAAGGAATTCTTTTTCCTTGATCATCGACTGTGTAAACTTTTTGCAATAACACTTTCTTGATATGAGAACGATCTCCTGCTTTTGCTCTTTTAAGTTGTTCTGCATATGGAATATCATCAGTCCAACTGTATGAAACAAATTCGCTTCTTCCTTCAGATGAGAATGCGCTGATTGCTACAAGCTTTGGAAGTTTTCCATCTCTCACTGCGTTCTTCAAGTTTTTATTAAGGAATGAAGTATTAGGATCATAGAATGTTGCAAACCCTGAATAGAAATCTTCACCCATTTTCATCTTAGCTTTCATGAATGGTGCAATATCTGAATTGTTCCAATTGTTTCTTTCAAAGACATGTAACTTTTGAAAGTCAGCTAAGTTAGGCATATTTTCTAAATTAGACAATGTATTGTTGTACACCCCTTTGAAATCTTCGTATGGAAGTAAGTTGGTGAAAGCAATAGGAGAGTTAGTAAGTCCTGACTGCAATACAGCAAGTCTTACAAGTTTTCCATAAAGATCCTTACCTTCATTTCCTAAATACTTTTTAAGCTCACTGAATCCATATATGATGAGGTTTTGATCATACACTTTGTTATCTCTTCCTGCAATGTAAAGGTTGTTAACCTTACCTGACTTATCGCCAGTTTCCATTTTGATAGAGTTTAGGATAATGTTATTGTATAATGGATGAGAAGGATTTCCTGTCATGCCTTTTGATTCATTTCCTAATATGGAATCTCTGAGGTTTATGATTTGTTGAGCAGCACTTTCTTTTGTATCACTTCCTAATAAGATGTCAGCAACGTTAATGTTAACTCTTGTATCAGTTTGCATTGCCCAATCAAAAAGATCGTTCACAGCTTTCTGACTCACTTTAACAAACTGTCTATCACTTAGATTTACATAAGGAGCAAGAACATCTTCCATTACAGTTCTTACTCTTGGTTTATCAGAAATAAGAATCTCTGCAAATGCATCTCTAAAATCATATATAAGATCTTTCAAAGGTCCTACAAATGAGTTGTCCAATAACTTATCTACAGAAGAGATGATAGATTTTCTAGCTTTATCTAACTGAAGTCTTTTCTTGAACACCAAGTATGGGTCATTGATTGTAGCTGTATCAAAGTTAGAACCTTGTGTTACATCAAACAATTGAGAAGACATCTTAGCATACTTGATAAACTCTTTTAATATATATTGTTGTTGAAGTTTTTGTGCATCGTCCATTGTAGTTTTTGTTCCTGCCTGATTGTATTTAATCATCTTGAACAAATCATCTTCAGAAGGAATTCCAGAAACGTCACTAGTTTGTAAACTCTTATCGTTTGGTTGATATACATCAAGCATTTCTGAGATTATCGAATCAATGAATAACCAAGAGTATCCTTTGTTTTCAACAGTACGTAGATAATCTTTAATGATTGGTTGATTCATGAAGTAGGCAACTGTTTTAATAGGCACACCCACTTTAGCTAAGAACAACCATGTAGAAGCTACATTAGGAGTGGCTCCAAGCTCCATAATCCATGCACCTTTAGAGATATCCACATATCCATCAATAAACATCCCTATGATATCTGATATAGTTTCTCCAGCTTTATTTTTAATCATGGAAAGAGTTGGTCTCAACTTACCATCAACCAATATAGAATTGTATTGTTTGAAGTTAACATTTGGATCTTTAGCGTATATATTTGATTCTGAGTTACCACCCAAAATTTCTCTATCTACACTATCCACTTGATTCAACTTATCTACATCAATGTACATTGCTGAACGTTGATTTTGAGCATGGTTAGTTTGACCAACAGCAGCAATACCAATTGCATACTTACCAGATACAAACGATTGACGTAAGCTAGACATAAATTTTCTGTTCAACATGTTACCAACAGATGAATAGTCAACTTCAGATATTCCAAGTTCTTTATTGATGTCTTTTGTAAGATCTTTTAATTCTTTTGCAGAGTTAGGTTTAATAAGACTGTCAAAGTTTGAAGGGTGCTCAACAAGATCCTGTAAAGATTGAATGTATTCATTCTCCAATACTTTCTTGTATATACCATCTAAGAAGTCTTGTTTGTTTAACTCTTTCTTAGTGATCTTTTCTTGTCGATCCATAAGACGTTGTTCAGCATCAACATCTAATTCATCTTCTTTAGATAGTTTAGCAAGTTGTCTCAATACATATTGTTGCTCACTATCTATCAACTTATCAAATAAGTTAGAGTAGTATTCAATAGTTTGTTCTTTAGTTCCTTTGCTTTCTATCAATCTTATTTCTCCATTCTCATCAGTGATAACATTTTTCAAATAGATTGAAAGTTTATCAATATCAAAGTCAGATCCCACTTTCTTAACAAGAGCAGATGGAATTACAACAGAGTCTTTGAAGTCAGCAGGAAGAAACCCTTTGATAACAAAACTATCAATAGAGTTTTGTTTCTGTGTAGGAATACGATAACCTAGTCCTGATAAAATCTTTTGTCCTTCTTCTGTTTCATTCAAGTATTTAAGAAGTTCTTTGTCAGACATAGAGCTTTCAAACCATCTAGGGAGCATGATTTCACATACGTTGATTTTCTTACCATCCTTAGATTTAGAATAAAACTTAAGGAAGTCTGATTCATATGCTGATGTTTCTTTACCCTCTGCATTAATAATCTTCTTAGCTGCCTTTCTAGTTCCTTCAAATAATGTAGAAGGGATTTGAACTTTCAATCCTCCTGAGATTTTAGGACGTACAACATTCTTGTCAGCAATAGAATAAAGAATGTTTCTAATTTGCTGGTATGCAGGAGTAGCTTCAAGAACTACATTACCTTTTTCAAATCCATTAAGAGCAGCAGTGATGTTATCATTCACTTCTCTTTTTAAGATTTCATCTTTCAATACATCAACTAGTTTCTTTGGATCTGATATTACAAATCCTTCTTTAGTTTTCTTAATGTCAAGTTTTTTAAGAAGAGAATTGAAACCTTCTTCAGTTTTTCTTTGTAATAGATCTTGATTGTTTTTAATCATTCTATACACTTCAGAAACCTTCATTCTTTCATTCTCGTCAGTGATAGATTCCCATTTAGCAAAACGTCCATTGAAATCTTTATTGTTAGCATCAAAGTCAATTGGTACACCAGCTTCCATGAAGTCCATGGTTACAAGTTTTGTAATCTGAGAACCTTGTGTTACTGATGGAGTATCTTTAGAAGGAACTTCAGATTGTACTCCCATTATATAGAATGGTATGTTATTTATTTCTGCAAATGGTGCAGTGTTAAACTCACCTTTAGCATTATACAAAGGTGTAGTAATACCAGCTCCAACTTTTCTACCTGATTTGTAAACAGCATAGTCTACTTTTTCTGATGCCATTTTCTCATAGAACTTCATTGCATTTGAATCAGGATTCAACTCATGAAGAATTCTATATGAAAAGGGAACCAATGCAAACTTGTCTAGTACAACATCATTATAGTTTTTACCATCAGCTTTACTTCCAGATACAATAGGTTTAATAGGAGTGTAAATGCTAGCTATGTTAGGATTCTTTCCTACAATTCTAACATTACCATCTTTATCTGTAATTTTTTTAATTTCAAATTTCTTTTCCTCATTACTTAATTCAATTCCTTTTGCAAATTTCTCATAAGCAATGTCATATCTGAATTGTTTTTCTTTAGAACTATTCCATTCTCCTGAACGAAGAGCAAATACACGATATGCTTTCAATGATATATAACCACCACCATCTGTTTCTTCATATGGTTCATCATATCCTGGAAGATCATTTGTTGAGAATACATCAGAGATCACTGTAGACTTGAAGAAGTCTTTTGTCATATCTGTATATCCTATATCTTCTGAATCATAATCTCTATTATACTTCTCATTGAATGCAACATTTATTCTTGTAGATCCAAACACAAGAGCTTGTCTTGGAGAGTTAAAGTTTTTGATACGTTTCAACTCGTCAGAATACTGATAAGGATCTGAGTATAACAACTTGTGCATCTCAATATTAGCAATCATATAATTTACAGAAAGCATTTTGAGTTTTTTGCTAAGGATGTCTTGAGTTAATCCTTTTTGATTAAGCGACAATCCTTTAGCAGTTAATCCTTCTTCTTTTGTTGAAGTGACTACACCAAAGTTTTTCAATAACCCTTCTGTTTCTTTTGCTTCTTTCTCAATGAATTGTTTTACAGCAGCATTAATTTCATTTTTGTTATTTTCATACATCTCTTGTGGTGTCTTCTTAAGACTTCCTTTCATGATTTTATCATGTAAAGTATTTCCTAAGATAGCTTTGAAGAAACGTAAGTCTTGTGAATTTTTATTTCCAACAACAGGTCTTCCATCTCTTGATAACAATACTTCAGAGATGAAATAGTTTTTGAATATGTCTAAGTAATCTCCACTTGAGAAAGATGCCTCAGTTACAAAAGGTGATATTGAGTTATGCATCTTAATAGCATGCTCAATAGAAGCATCCCCAGGAACTAAGTTTAAATAGATTCCATCAAGATTCAAGTTGATCTCTTGTACAAGTCTTTGTTTAAACGTAAGTTTTGATGATTCTTTTTTCTTACCTGTTTCTTGATCAATAGTACCATCAATAAATACAGGTTTCATAAACTCTTCTGTATTCTTTTTACGTCCACCATCTCCATCTTGACCAATGTCAAACATTCTTTGTAGCATTACACTACTGTCTTTTGTAAATACGTCTGTCAATAAGTATTTGAATGATGAATATCCTCTACCAACATCATTTAAATCATTGATGTTGTTTAGCTTAGAAAGAACATCATGTAATGTACTAATTGCACTAACACCCACATATGATTGTGTACGCTCACCATTAATGTTGAAGTAAGTTGTCTCAAAAGAAGTATCTTCAAGAGAAGCTTTAACTAATCCTAATTCAAATAAACGTCCATCAATGTCTAATGTTTTTGAAGTGATAGAAGAAATATCTTTTACATCAATTAAACTGTCACGAAGTCCTTCAACAGCTTCTGTAAACATTTTACGTTTGTCTGGTGTCAATTTAGTTTTACTTTCTAAATCTGCAACTTTAAAATTAATTCCTACATTATTTAAGAACGTAACATAACTAGACATATCAGAAGGATTAAGTCTTCTGTTAGTCAACATTGGTGTAGGGTTATATTTTAATGTTGTTCTGTTGTAAGCAATGTATGGAGATTTGTCACCTCTGATTCTCTCAGAGATACTACCCATCATCTCACGAGCAGCTTGTTTGGCTGCTGTTGTAAGAGTTGAATCACTAACTACCACTTCACCAGAAGGAAGAACAAATACTGTTACAACATCTGCATTCTGTTTTTTGACTGCTTTCCAAAAAGCACTCATCAATTGTAAGTTGTAGTCTTCAAGGTTACTGAAGTTGATGGCTTCTCCTAAAGGACTATTTGTAATACGTGTATATAATTTTGCATAGTTAGAGTTTCCTTTTGCAAGTACTCTAAGTCTTTCAAACATGTCATCAATGTTTACAGAGCTGTGTAATGCATCTACAATTGTAGCGTAAACCTGATCTGCAGGCATTAATATAATACCTCCTATAGAAGAACGTTGTGGAATAGGATTAGCATAATTGTTATTATACTCCATCTTAGGAAGTGTAGCCAATAAAAGTTTAATTACACTATTAGCTTTTCTGAAAGAATCAATCTTTCTAGCATCTTGCCAATCTGATTTTCCAGAAGCATCTTCATCGTTCAAATTAACCTCATCATTCTCATCAAACTCAATAGAGAAAGTTTTTAAATGCTCTTGGTGTTTCTCAACAATATCTCCCCATTCTGATTTAATATCTTCAAACAATGTTCCAAGATTATTTATATCACGAGTGGCTGTTGCAACATCTAAATCACCTTTTGCAATTGATTGCTCAAGCAATTCTTTTTTAAACTTAAGAAGATTCAATACTTCTTTTCTAAGTCTTGTATATAACTCTTGTTTGTTTTCTTTCTGTACATTAAATACATTTCCTTTATTTTCAACAATGTTGGAAAGTGTACTGTATGTCATATGTTGAATAATATCATGTGTCTGTGCACTTGGTATTTTTTCCAATCTAAATTCTGATGTCTCATCAGCAGCAATGTCATCAATATCGATCACTCCTACTTTAGCATAAGAAAGTTTACTTTCGTAAGGATTGTATTTTGCAAAATATCCATCACCTATCTTATTGAATAACTCTTGTGTATTATTCTGAGCATTCTTTCCTGTAAAGAAAGATTTGATAAACTCAATTAGTTCAGAGAACAGTCTACCAATTAATCCTTTTGATGCAACAGGTTTTCCTAACTTATCTTGAAGAACAGCATCTCTAAACTGTTCAGCAAGTTCTTCTTTGATTTGTTGGTTTGTTGCATTTTTATATTCAATAAGTTCTCCTGTAAATCTATCTTGATAGCTTCCTTCTCTGTTTCTGAATTCATCAATGATCAATTGTTTCTCAGCAGGACCAGCAAACATTTTCCATACAGCCTCAAACACCTCGTGATAAGCAGTACCTACCTCAGCATTCTCATATACATAAACAGCACCATTATGAAGCATACCCCAAGCTTGTCTTCCATTAGTAGCTTGGATCATGTTCTTCACTCTATAGAATGGAACATTAGGAAGCATTTTTGCAAAATCTTTTTCTACCTTGCTCCAGTCTTCTTGTTGAAACTCTTCAGCTTCTTGTACAAGTTTTAGACGAAACGTTTCATCTGATCTTCCTGTAGATGGTGAATTGAAGTCTTCTGAGTCATCTTCAACTTCTTGAGCTCCTTGTAAATCAGTTAGTTCTTCATCATATTTAGCATTTAAATCAGAAACAGGAGCTGCTTGTACAGGAGCTGCAGGAACACTATCTTGTATAGCAGGTTGAACAGGAACAAGTTTATTTGTTATCTGTGGAACTATATCTTTGAAAATAGTTTGTATAACAATACCCACTGCCTTTGGAAACAATACAGCATCTGTTGTTTCTGATGCTGGAAGTCCTCTATCAATTGCAGAATTCAACAAGTCTCCTTTGATGCTGAAAATAGCATCTTCATTACTTGGATCTGTTATGTCTATTAATTTTTGTGCCTTAAGAGATTGTATAACATTAGCAGGTAATTGTACATTATCTTTAAGTAATTCCAAATAGTTAGGAACAGTTTTTAAGAAATCAACAATACCTTGTAAGTTTGCTTTGAATTTAACAGGTCCTGCACCTCTTGCAAACACTCTGACATTCTCAGCTCCCTCATCCTTTAAATTATAAGTGGTTGGTGAAGGTTGTACAGTTGGTTGTGTAGGAGCAGGAACAGGAGAAGCAACTGGTTGTGCTGGCTGTGCTTGTTGTGCCACTGGAGCTGCTTTCTGTACAGGTTGCTGTACAGGTTGTTGCATTACAACAGGAGCAGTAGGTTTTATATAATCATCAACTGTAGAATCAAGAGTGAAATAGATACCAGTTCTATTTACAGGATTAGATTCTGTAACAGGTCTGTATTGTGTAGCCAAAGGAATCTCTCTACCTCTATCAATAGTTAATTCACCATTCTCATTTGGAGCTTTATCAGACAATAAGTATGTTTGATAGTTAGGCCATTTTTGATATATAGGGTTTCCTTGTTTATCAATTCCTGTTATTTCGAAATAAGGATTATTAAAGCTATCACCTTTTAGTTTTGAGTTATTTGTGTTGTTGTATAATTGTTTCAGCAAACCAATGATCTCTGCTCTTGTACTTGGATTCTCTAGTTCAGAAGGAGTGAAGTTGAACATTTGTTTAGAATCTTTTGTCAATCCTGTAATAAATAATTTTGTTACAGATTTACCACCTTCATCTACTGCTTCAAACCAAACATTGTTATATCCAAATGGTTTTCTTTTTCCATCAGGATAATGAGCAATTCCCCAATAAATTGTTGACTTTAACCATTCAAACAATTCATTAGATCTAGTTTTTAATTCACCATCCTCAAGAATATTTTTAGAAACTTGAAGCATTACATCATATATTGTTTTTGCTTCTTTGTCATTAAATTTTTTATTGAATAGTTTAGCCATACCAACTCCTGGTATCTTTAAGAAAACTCTACCTTTTGGTGTATTGAAAGCTACAGATCCTTCTTTGATAGTATCATTTGTTACTGCCACTTCAATTACTGGTTCTTTTCTTAATGTAGAATTTGTAACTAGTCCTGCAGCTTGTGCTGAAGTTCTTGAAGTTTTATCAACTACATCATTTCCTGCTTGATCTTTATAAGTGATAAGCTTTGGTGAACCAAATGAAGGAGTGAATGCTTGAGGTTCTCCTAACACTTTTTGTGAAAGTTGTCCTTGTCTCCATTGCTTGTATTGTTGTGTAAATGACGTTACAATATTTTCAGGAGTACCTTCTCTGAACATAGATTGTTTCTTACCATCATATTCTCCTGTAAGAGTTTCAGCTGGGAACACTTGATAAATAGCATTGTTGATCTTGTTAGCTCCTTCAGCTAAAGGTTTACCATCTTGACCTACAATACTGTGAGTACCATTACCATTATCTTGAACCATCACCATATAGATGATTTCTTTTCTGGCTATATCTTTTCTAGTGCCTTCAGCAATATCTTTTAAGAAGTCATCTGTAAGTCCAGGAATAATCTGATCTTCTGTATCAGCTGTAACAATCATCGCTTTTAATTGATTCTTGTTAGTGAATGTGTGGAATTTATTACCAAAGTAATTTGCTCTAGCTTGATGAGGAATGTTATCATCAGCAGCAGGTCTTGAACCTCCCACTACATCATATTCATTCTTTTTACTTACTGGCTCATATGGTTTTGTTCCAAAGAAGTTTTGCACATCAGTTGTCATTGTTGCAAACAACTGTTGTGTTAGTCTTTGATTATTTTTTAAGAAGTCTTCTTGAGCTTTTTGTTGTTTATATTTCTGAGCAACTTGTTCAAACTTATCAAGAATTAAACCTTTGGCTGTTATTTCACTATTTAAATCTTTGAGCTGACCAACCATTATGTCAATGTGCTCTTTCAAATCTTCAATACGTTTCTCATTAGGAGCAATGTCACCATCCTCCATCACTGAAACAATATCTTCTAAGTTCTGTAACTCTTCTCTATAGTTAGGTTTTAATTTTAAGAAGTTAGGATTATCTTTCAAGAAGTCTACCCAGTCTTGTCCCATAAGTCTAGGAACATTTGGATATCTATTCTCAAAGTCTTGAATCAATCCTGAGAGCATACTTATTGCAGAATCAATTGCTCTTTGTACCTCATCTATTAATTTTGAGATGAAGCTAATTTGTTTAGCTGTTTTCTCTTGTAATATTTCAAGATCAAGAAGTTCATTCTCTAACTCATCTTTAAACTCATAGAAGTTTGTAGAATATTCATCAATGTTACTTGCAACATCTGCAACATATTCCATGTTGTATTCTATCTCTTGAAGATCACTTTGAAGTTTTTGAACTTCTTCTTCAAGTTGAGTTTGCATTCTAGATAACTTCATAGCGTTATCTAATGCTTTCTTAGTTACTTTCTTGAAACGAATTGCTTTCTTAGAACGATTATCTACTTGAGCATTCTGTTCAATTTCCTTTTGAAGTTCACTAAGTTCTTCAGATATAGCTTCGAATGATTTTTGTTTTTGCTCAATTAAACTCTTTGTGCTATCCTGTCTTTTAGAAAGATCATCGAATAACTCACTAAGAATTTTAAGACGCTCTTGTCTTTTTTCTGTTACACGTGAATCAGTTTTAGCATCCTCATTAAATTCTTCTTCAGCTTTTACTTGTTCAGCAGTTAGTTCACCAACAGCTTTTATTAATGGATGTTTGTAACCTTTCTTTTTTGCTAATGCATCATCAACTTGATCTCCTGTGATTTCTTCTCTTTTAACTTTACCATCTCTTGTATATACAAGTGTTAGGGTTCTGTCTTTATCATTATATTCTAAACGACCTTTTGCAGGTGATCCATCTTTATTTTTTCTACCATAATGTTCAAACACTGTATTCCAATGTTTCATATAGTAGTTAAGTTTCTTATTAGATTGTGCTTTCTCAACTTCTACAAGATTGTAATCTTCAAATTCTTCTTTAGAGATATCTCTAATTTTTCCATTAGAAGTTCTAATTTTAATAGTACCATCTTCGTTCTCTCCAATAACTGTTATCATTGGAGCACGATAAACTTCTTTACCTTTTGCATCATACTCAACAATTCTTCCTAAGAAGTATTCTTTGTTAAGTTTAATGTTTCGTATACCTGATTTTGTTGTAATACTTATACTAGGAACAGTTCCTTCTTCTCCACCTTCTATAGGAGATCCATCAGGATTAACACCTCTACCTTCAGTAAGTAATAATTGTTCTGGCTCATCATCTGGAGTGTCTTCTATGAGTTCATCTTTATAGTTCTCAGGTTTAGCAAGAATGTCATTGTATTCATTAATGAATGCTTTTCTTCTTACAGATATTTCTGCTAAGTCATTAAGATCTTGTATCAAGTCTTGCTTAGTATCATTATCTACATCCATGTTAGCAATTGTAGAAAGAGCAGCTTTATAACTGTCTACATCAACTGAATCATCCTCAAGAACATCTTTAATTATGTCTTGTGTAATAATGTTATTTTCTAACAAAGATCCATTTATTCCAGGAATACGTGAATCATAATCTTTGATCTTAGATGCAGCATAAACTAATCTATCAATAACATCATCAGAATAAACTCTTTGTCCATCTACAATCTTATCTCCATATTTATCATTTAACTTAGAATATAAATTATCTACATTCTTAGCTACTGATTGTAAATTATCAATTCGTTGTATGAAGTCTTCTCTGCTTTCATTCTCATTAACTATTCCACTTGTTGCTAGTTGTCTAAATCCATCAGCATCCATTGCTTGATTTTTGTAATAATCAAGTTCTTCATTTACTGATTCAATTTTTCCATACTTAGCTCTTGGCATAACATAAGAAAGAGCAAAGTCTCTCTCATAATCTTTCTCAGAAAGTAAGTCATTATTTGCAATTGCTTGTTGTCTAAGTTTTTGTGAACCTATACCAATGCCCATAAATTTGACTTGGTCTTTTAATGCTTTGTCAATATTGCTTTTATTCAATGCTGTTAAAGCAGCTTCTGTGTTTGCTTGTCTTTCTCCACCTGAACCAAATAAACCTTGTTCTGCAATTAATCCAGACTTACCAAATCCAACTTTAGTCTTACCTTGTTCATCTTTATATGTTCCAATAAAACCAGCTTGTTGAATACCTCCTGATAAACCACCAATAAGAATACTCTCAAGTCCTTCTTTTGATGTTAGAGTTTCAGCAATACCTTCTGTTAAAATATTTCCCCAAGAACCATTTATGTCTGTAAGAATTTTTTTAGAACTGTTTCTATTTTTATATGCTCTTTCAAAGTAGTTAGTTACACCAGTCTGAATTGCACTTTGCATACCCTCTTCAAATGCTTCTGAAGGTGCAAATAAAACTGTGGCTTTACCAGTAGCTAATGATTTCATTGTACTACCAACACCTTTTGTAATTCTACCAAAAGCTGTTTTTGGAACGTTCTGAACAAATCCACCACCAAGAGTTTCTTGTTCAATTTTATTAATTAAAGCTTTATCAGCCTTTCTGGAAGATCCTAATATTTTTGGTAGTTGAATATAGTTGGTGGCAGTTAACAATAATGAGTTAGCTCCCCAAATGTGCATACCTAATTTATCAGCTTGCTGATTAATGTAGTTAAGTTCTTCTCCTGTAGGGTCTACACCATATACACTTTTATATTCTTGAATTGCATTATTTCTAAACTTATTCATTCCTTGGAGACCTTCCATAGAAGCTTCTCCAAATGTTCCCATTGCAGAAGTTAGAATTCTATCTGAGTTTTTAAGTACACTTGATACTGGAGACTTTACATATTGTTGTGCAAGAGAGTTTAATGTATTCTCAAATGCTGCATACTTTCCTAATTTAGGAGCAACAGACATTGCTTCTTCAATAGCTGTAGCAGCTTGTAATCCTTTACCTGCTTGAACAAGTTTACTTGTTAAACCTATTCCACGTAGCACACTTCCCCAAGCAACCCCACCTGCAAGAGCACCAACAGAATATCCCAAGTTCTTTAAAACTTTATCAGACCAGAAGTTTACAGTTAGGATGTTATCAGGAGAATACCATGAGGCATCTTGTTCCTGATGTGTGTAATAGTTAGGAAGTTTATCTTCAAGATTTTTCATGATGTCATCCATCCCTCTTGTGACATCATTATCAATTAATCCTGCCCATCTCTGATCTCTTACAGCAGTACCAATACCAGCCACTAATCCTACAGTACCAGAAACAAAAGATGTTCCTGCTACTCCTGCAAACTTAGCTGTAGCATTTCCTAACTTAGATAATCCAGACTGTTGTTGTGCAGCCATCTCTTCATAGTCAGTACCAGGAAGAGTTTCTTTATATCTATTACCTTTGTAAATAGAAGATAAAGGAATCTGTGCCACTCCTAATTCTTTAGGGGCACTTAATCCTGCTCTCCATATATCGTCAAAAGACATATTGTTATTTGGCTCTCCTCCAAAAGCAGAGTTTGGAGTTGGCACATCAGGAGTTGTTGGTAGACCTTGTGCTACACCACGTAGGTTGACTATTTTTGGCTTGTTATCTGGCATTGTTTTGAAGTAAAGCTAGTTGAACAGATGTTGGATTTATTGTTGTTTTCAAACTCATGATTACATTTTGAAGATTTGTATCTCCATCTAATTCTTTAATTATAGATTTATTTGTAGATGGATCTTTTGCATATAAGTATGAATAGTATTTTCCATTGATGTATTTAATATTAGACTGAACTTCAAATCTACTATTTTGCATATTAGGAAGATCATCATTATCAAACCATGAATCTCCATTTATGTATGTACTTTTTTCCAATGGATCACCTTTTGAAGTTGATCTAAGAGGATTATTGTTTATTACATTTCTAACTGTGATTACATCTTGAGGCTCATATATACTATTTAAATCTAATTGTAAAGTCCTAGCTTGATCAGTAGTCACTGTCATTCCTCCTGCTCTACCATCTGGACCATATGATATAATTTCTACTGCAGGCTCACCTCTTTCATTTGTAGTCACTCTATATTCCAAAGTAAGATCTTCCATGTTCTTAACATCCTTACTAGTAATACTTGAATAGAAATCTTTAAAGTCACCAGAAAGATTTTGATCTGCTGCTTTAAAACCACCTGCCATTCTTTTTATATTAGCAAGTGTTGCTTTATCAGTTTCAGTATCTCCAGTTGCTACAGTGTATGATCTATTAGGAGACTTGCCATAAGCACTTCTTATTATATCAGCTTTTTTACGCAGTCCTTCTTTGTATTGTTTTTTGGCAATAGTCTCGCTTACTTTCCTTACACCTCCAAACAAAGTTGGCTGATTAGCAGAAAATAAATTACCCCAAAGTTGATCATTCTCAGATAACATTCCTAATGCACCTTGACCTCCACCACTATAAGTTTTATATGCATTAATCAATTCTCCTTTACCTCTTTTTTGTAATCTAGCAACAGCAGCATTTGCTTCAGAACCCATAAGCTTTGCTTCTGTAGATCCACCTAATGCTTCTCTTGCTGTAGGAGATTGTGTAGCAATTGCAAGATCAAACATGTCTTCTTTTGATAGATTATATGTTTTATCTCTCCACTTAATTGTTTCAGGTTTCAAATCCATATTAACTAACTCATTTGCAACTTCTCCAAGAGATTCACGAGTTCGTTTTTTTACATTGTTATCAATAGCTAATACAGCATCATATGATTTTTTTGAATTTTTATAAGCTATGTAACTATCTCTGACAGATGGTTTTGCGTTAGTTGATTTTTGATACTCTTGTGTAGCTCTATTTAACCATGTTGTTTTATATTCTTCTGGATCTCTACCAGATTTTTTAGCAGCGTTGTTTATCATTAAAGAAATAGCTTTATCAGGATCCATTCCTTCATCTACTAATTTATTATATTTAGTAACATTACTAGGAATTTTACTAAACATAGTTTCCCACATAAATGAATCTGATGCATTGGCATAATCATTTGAAGCCATTTGCATTTGTGTATCATGAAACTGAATTTCATTTCTATTTTTTTCTGCAGATTCAAAAGTTGGATCTCCACCATCGCCACCAGCACCTCCACCACCACCAGCAGTACCTGGTTTAGGTTTACCTTTTAAGTTAGCAAGACGTTCATCTTGATCAAATTTTAATTGCCATTTAGCATCGTCAATCTGATCTCTTCCTCTTTGATATGCTTGTTCACTTGCCCATCGAGTTTGTTCGTTTCTTTCTTTCTGCATATCAAACTCAGCCTTCCATGCAGGATTATCTAATGTTTGTTGTTTAGTTTTATTCCAACCAAACATTGTTGTATACTTAGAACTTACATCATCTTTGTAAAGCATACCTTTAACTCCATCAGGATTGTCATAAGATAGTTGAGCAAGTTCATCATATGAACTACTGGTTTTATTTATTTGAGATTGTAACTCACTTATTTGATCATCTACTTTTTCACCCATAGATTTTTTCAAATTCAAATCCATAAGTTTATCTGCATAAGCATCCATCGCACCTTCTCGTTGCAAAGATATTTTCTCTTCAAGAGCTTTAGAATCAAGTCCTCTATAATTGTATTGTCCAGAAATATTTAATTGTTGTCCAACACGAGGATCTGAAAACACTTGATCTAAAGTTGCTTTTACTTTATCTGGAAAGATTCCTTCTTTCTCTAAACGAACCATTGTTGTACTTAGTATAGGATTTCCTTTAGCATCAACTCTAGGATTACCAGCTGCATCAGTTTCAAAGATTTGATCATAAGAATAACCATCAGGTTTTACTGCATCAAATGTTTCTTTTGTGAATTTAAATACATCAAAGTATGGGGTGTAGGAAGCATTAAAAGACTTACCTATTGTAGAATCATTTAACCATTCACCTGCTTGTTTATCAAATACATATTTATTATCAGGAGTTAGAGTACCTTTCTTTTTCTCCTCTTCCATTAATGCAATCTCTTTTCTGTATTTTGAAGCAGAGCTAACAGCATTTTGTACATTGGGATCTTTGACAATTTGGTTTGTCATTCCTGATACAGAGTTAACAAGCTGAAAGTTTGAGAAATCTCCAGCAGCAACATATCTTAAGTCATTACCTAACTTGTTCACCTTAGATTGTAGATATGCTCTATCAACATCTCTAACAACATCTAGTCCAGCAATGTTATCAATACTTGTTTGAATCTTTTGTACACCCTCCTCATACTGTTTTTGTTTTTGTACACCAACCTCAACCATTGCCTCAACAGGCAGTTGTTGTATATAGGGGTTAAAGGTTGGGGTTTTATCAGTCCATGAAGCCATAGGTCTTTATTTTTTATACATGATTTATCATGTGATTAGCAAATGTAATATGAATAATAATACTATCCAATAGTGAGTAATAAATTTTGGTAATTCTTTATAACTAAAAAAGTTAGAGATTTTTGATAGCTCTTACAATAGATCCATTCTTAGCAGCAAGTTTTAGTTTTTTTCCATTCTTACCTGGAAGTGGTGCAAGAGGATCATCATAATCAATTACAATAGGAGAATACAATGTTGTAGTTGGAGATGTAGTTGGAGATGTAGTTGCAACAGGAGCAGTTGTTGTTTGAGCAGATGTTGTTGTTGCTGCAGCTTTCTTTTTAACTTCTGTGTATCCAGTTATATTTCCTTTTTCATCTTTCTGAGCAACATGTGTAATCTCTCCACCAGGACCATATATGTAAGGCATATTAAATTGTTGTGGAGCATTCATGTTGATTGCTCTACCAGCATTGTCATATCTGTAGTTGTAAAGATTCTCGTATATACCAAGAGTTCTGTTTTCAAGTTTGTTCTTACCATACTTATCAGCAATAGAATTCAATGCAGCTTGTGTAGCTTCTTTTGTATTAGAAACAGCTTGTGATTGTCTTTGGTATTGTTGATCGTATATAGCTAGGTTTTTAATTTTAGCATCATTTAATGTGTTTCTATTCTCACCATACACTTTATCTTTCATAGCTTGGTTAGCTCTGAACTCTTCACCTTTAACTTTGTTGATAGCATCATATGCACCTGAAGCAATCATTGCTTGAGCTTCAGGATTACCTTGTGCCATTCTTTGAGCAGCTCTTGTTTGAGCAGTGATCTCATTCATTTGATCTTGTAATGAGATGTCATATGGAGAACTTAACTCAGGTTGATATGTTTGAGCTTGTACAGGATCAACTAAGTTGTTAGTTAAAGAGTACATCTCTCCAGACAACTGTCGTGGATCAAGTCCTTCTTGATCTGTTGGTCTAAAGAATGGTAACACTTGTCCTAATATATCCACCCATTTATTTCTTTCATGAGGAATAATTTCATATTCATTGTCTGTTGGGGCAGCTGTAGTAGTTTCTGTAGTTGTAGGTGCTTTTGCTTTTGGCATAGTGACATCTCTTGCTGCTTTAATAATATAGTGCATATCTCCAACTTGAGAGTTACTTGATTGCTCTTTTATAAATTTTATTTTTTCATCACGAGTTTTTTTACTAGCAAGATCTTCTCTAATCTTCTGTCCTTCAGGTCCAGGAGCACTTTCCATATATTTAATCATTTGATCAGCTCTATCTTTATCAGCAAGAGCATCATCAATAGATTTTCCCCATTGAGTTAAATATAATCCTGGATCATCCCATTCAGCAACACCTGTTTGTCCTGCAGGAGTAAAAGACCATTTCTTACCTTTCCCTTGAACTTTATATTTACCATTTTGAGCTTTCTCTAACTTAGTGCCATATCTAGCTTCATTGATAGCTTCTTTATTAACTTTACCTCTTCCTTGTGCAAGATTGTCTGCATCTAAATAATGTTCTTCAGATGCATCATTGATTGCATTTTGAAATGTTGCAAGGTTTGTCTTGTCTGCTGCATAACCTTTTAGTTTTGCATTAGCTCCTTGTATATTTGCAGTGAGTGATGCTAATGTAAGTTTGTCAAATGAGTTGTTTACATCTAATCCATTTAACTTATCTGTCGAACTAGCAATAACTTTATTCTCTTTAGCTTCTTGTTTAGAAATAATATCTCCAATATTCTTAAATTTCTTACCATTGTATTTATTTGATAAAGCAATGATATCTTGATCACCTGTTTGTGCTGCAATCTTTTTATCAAACTTAAGATTACCTAATACAGTTAAGTTTTTCTCACCTGTTTCAGGATCTTCCATTTCAAATGCTGGTTCATTTCTTTCCACTTCTACATCAGCATCAGCGTTATGTGAACCATACTCAGCATAATCTGTATATGAATCATGTCCACCTTCTCCATACTTCACACCAATACCTGTGTGACCATTACCATCAGATTCATCATGTGATTTTCCTCTGAACATAATAGTTTCTCCTGTACCTGGCATGTATGGATTTTGAGAAATAGTTTCAGCATGTCCACCCCAAGTAGTTTTAACTTGTCCACCTAATGCCATAGTTTCTAATGCACTAGGGCTAGGCTGTACATAACGACCACTAATGTGTCCACCACTTCTTAATGTATCCATTGTTTTATCTGGAGCTAATAGTTTTTTCATACTATGATCTCCAAACTGTGTAATAACTTGTGGCTGCCAATCATGACTCACCCAACCACCATTCTCCATATTAGAAGCATACCCTGCTTGTATAGCAGGAAGTTTTTGATTAAGCATTATATTTTGTTGATTTCTTTCTGTTTGTCTTTGTAATCTTTGTATCTCTTTTGGATTTTGGTCAGCGAATCCACCAATTAATGCTCCTGCTGTTTGTCCAATAGCTGAACCAGCTGGTCCAAATATACTACCAACAGCTCCACCTACAGATCCACCAATAGCCCCACCTGCATTGTTACCTGTTGCAGCATTTGCTAAATTGCCACCAATTTGACCATATTGTCCCAAAGAACTACCAGCACCAGAAGCACCATCAACACCAGAGAATCCACCTCCTCCACCATTCACTGTATTTAGCCAATTGCTCCACCCACTCTGTGCTTGTGGAACATCTCCACCATGTCTATATCCTTTTACCATAGATGAATCATTAAGTGGCTCATACCCAAGATCATCATATAACATTCCAGGATCATATGTGTTTTGAATCTCTCCTCCATCTTCATACATAACAAAGTTAGGATGAGGTCCTCTTCCTATTTGTTTCATTTTTCCTGGTCCAAGTTGTTTTACAGTTCTTGCACCCAATTGTTTAGGTGCACCTTGACCTAATCTTTTTGCACCTTCACCTATTTGTTTTGCTGCTCTTTGATAATTTCTTGCTTCTGGAAGTCCTTTAAGGTATGGTAAGTATTTAGTGCTTTTTAACATTCCTGCTGCTGGAAGTGCTCCTAATGCCTCTATTGCTGCTCTTTCATGTTCTCCTTCAGTTGCATAGTCAATTGCATTACCTGCTGAGTTTGCCCAGTATGCAGGATTGATTATTCCTAAAGCTTCATCATATGCATTCTTATTATTTTTAGAAAACCCTTCTGCAGGAAGTTCACCATACTTACTATAGTGAGCATAACTCTGTAAAGGATTAGCTAACACTTCTCCTGTTCTAGTTATAAAGTTACCTTCTTCTGGATCTTGTATATTTCCAAAATCTTTTTTGCCCATCTTTGGTTTACTAGCCATTGCTTGAGCAAATGTTTGTTGCTTACCAACTTGTTTTTTAGCAGAAGGTTTACTTCCACCAGGAGGAGTTAATTTTTCACCTCTTAGTAATCTGTCAGCTAATGCTAAATTATTTTTAGCTGATCCATCTGTATATCCTTTTCTCTTTGCTTCACTCCAAGGTGTACCTGTTGCATCTTCCCATATCTTCCAAACTTCTTTGCTTTTTGGTTTTGTTATAGCTTTGATAGTTTCAGTTTCTTTAGGAGCAACATATCCTGCTGGTGCTTCTTGTGGACCAAATGCAACTTGATTAGATTTTCTATTTTCAATAGCTGCTTTTTGTCTTGCAGCATTTGGATATTTATTAATTAAGTCTGATTTCTCTTCTCCCATAAAACCATTCTGTGCCTTGTCTACAAAACCACCATTACGTTTAAGAACATTTGTACCTACACCCATTGTAGGGAACACTTGATTACCACTTGTCAACGCATCTTCAGGTCTTACATATTTACGTTCAATAGGTTCAGCTCTTGTTCTAGAAGCTTTAAGTTGTACATCACTTATGGCTTTATCTTGTTTTGCTTTATTAACTGCATCTTTCTCTTGTTCAAATGCATCAAGTCCTTGTACTATTCCACCTATTATTGGAAGTGCACCTAGGGAACTGCTAAGACCATCTTGTTCTTTTGCAGGAGATTGAGGAGTAACTCCTATATCTTCAGGAACACTTCTATCTGTAACACCTGCTGGAAGTTGATTGTTTGTAGCCCATCGTTTTCCAACTTTATTATTTAACGCAAATGGATCTTGTGTTTGAAATGATTGATTAGCAAAGGCTTGCGCATTAGGTGTAGTTATTCCTCCTGCTGGAATGTTTGTATTCCCAGGATTGAATCCTGCACCAGGAGTTGATGATATACCATATGGTTGATTATTCTGATACCAATTAGGGGCAGAAAATTGATTACCAAATTGAGCTTTCTCAACAGCATTAGAAGTTTGAGCTTTCTTAAACTCTTTACCATGCACTTTCATAAATGCTTCTTCTGAAGGAAACTTTTTATAGAATTCTTTTTCAGATTTAACCCCAGCGATTTTTAATATTTGAGCCTTCATATTAATTGTATTTGTTTAACCTTGATTTATATATGTCCATTTAAAACCTCTTACAGTATTATAAGACTTTTTATTGTTACAGCAATTACATATATTATTTGCTGGTATGTTTAATTCTTTTTTAACATGTTGGGCAGAAGCCCATTCTTTAATAAACTCTCCTTCTAAAGAATATTGATAAACTTTTTTATATTTACTTTCTTTAGATTTTATAATCTGCTCCTCTGATTGTTTTTTTCCCAATTGCTTTTCTCTAAACAATTGTTTATATTCATCTGACCATTTTCTACCAGTAGCCTTTAATCTAATTTTTGTTCTAGTTTCTTCAGTACAAATAGAAATATTATTTGGATGCGTTGGTTTTAAATTAAATCCATATTTTTCATTATGAGAATTCAACATATTGCACCAATAATGTTCTTGAGAGTATAAATATATTTTATTACACTCTTCTAATAATTCAAATGTAAAAGAACCTTCACCATATTTGTTCCAAGAATTTTGCATATAATTATTAACATGTAGATTTTTTCTTAATGAACATAAATGATCATTTAATCTTTTTGTAATATTAGATGCAGCTCCTACATAAACATGTTTAGTTACATTATTAGTTATAGTATATATTCCTGTTTTCATTTATAAGCTTCTAACCAACCTCCTGGTTGTGGTTTGTTATAGTTTGTAAAGTTAGTTAATTGATCTAGGTTAACCAAACCTTTTTGTTCTTGCCTCATTCCATTCTTACCCATTGGAAACTCTGTAACCTTCTTTCCTTTGAACTTATAATTCTTTCCTGGCTTCATTAGTTTTGTATCTCCTTCGTCTGATATTCCTAATACATCATAAGGAACTCCTTGCATGGTTATATTGTTAGAACCTATTTCTGTTATCTCTCCTGGATGATCCCATTGTCCTCTATCATCTTTTATAACTGAACCATCTCTACTAATACTCTTAGGTTTCCAATCTAATCCATTTTGGTAATAACGCATCTCTCCACCATTTTGAAACCTTGTAGGATTTAAAGAAATTTCAGATTGTTGTTTACTAATATCAACTCCTGTATCTTCGTAAAACTTTGCTTCTCCTTCTAAATTTGCAGGGTTATCATATCTCTGTCTATCAAGAACTTTATCAAATAATAAGTTTTCATTAAGG